GCTGATTACTAGTTATTTTCTTCGCCTGACCAACCAAATTTAAATCCGGACCAGCCCACCGCTGCGGCTTACTATTTATTTTCGCCAATTGACCAATAAAGTTGCGACTGGCGTTGATCCACCCCCCCTTCATCGTCTTATTTTTACGCATATATCGCCTCGACGTCCCGTGCCGATTCCGTGACCTCCGTGCTGTATTCTTTGACCGACGCATCGTCTTTGTTATCGTTTTATTCGGCATGTGTATATGTAAACGAGTTATACTATACGCACCGATTAAAATATCAAGTAATCGGATATATATTTACACGACCGGCCAACACCATCCTCATCTCTCCTTGATACGACTGGCCAACAACGTCCTCCTCCGCATTTATACGACTGGCCAACACCCCCCACACTCCTTGATACGACCATCCAATGCCCTCCCCCTCCCTTGATACGACCGGCCGTTAGGCCGGGGGCTGGTGGGCGGGCCAACGCCCCCCCTAAAACTCCACATTCGGCGTCGGAACTTTCTCATCCACATTAAAAAACTTCCGTCGGAACCGTTGCATATATTTATCCGTTAGTTTCTTCTTCTTATCCAGGAAATCGTGGACAGTCATCTTCTCCAGCAGCATATGAATAATCATAAATATTGCAAATACTCCGCATTCCGAGTCGTTTCGCTGATGTGATACATTATTTATATACTCCTTGAATGGAATACCGTTGGCGTCGCCTTGTTCTTTCACCATCTTCATAAATGTGCGAATCCGACGTTGCGGTTTATCGCCCGTACTGTCAAAGAAAAAGATGACTTTCGCGCGCACATCGATAAACATCGAAACCCAGTGCTCCCCCGGTTTATCGTGCGGGTCTGTATTAAATACAATCCCGATTTTCTGTTTGCCGTTTTTCACGTGTTTCATAATATCGAATTTACACAATTCATCCCAAACGCATTGCCCATCATCGAGGACTTCATCGAAATCGACGGGCGATGGACCGATGAAAAGAAACGACGGGACCGCGTGTTCGTATTGTTTCAGTGAGTTCGCGATATCGATACTCGACAACCACTCGTGGATATCCTTCTTCCACGCTTTCGGTGCTTGTGGTGCGAATGTATGATGAAGCATCTCGTCATCCATCCCGGAGGATGCGAATTTCTGGCGTAACCAGCACGCCTCCTGGTGGCATACACGGCTCATATTGTTTTTAAGGGCGGTCCATATGTCACGCGGGTCTGTGTCTTGGATTTTCTGGTCGGGGTGCCGTTTATTCCAGAGTATTTTCAGCTTGTCGAGAGATTTGGATGAATAACAGGAGAAATCCTTGGTTTCATTGATAGTTTCATCTTTGGGCGCACAACTAACGGATTTGAATTTACCGCCGTCTTTGGCGGTGCTGCTGGCGGCGGCGGCGTCTTTCGCATCGGCCTCGGCGATGACTTGGTCCATTCGAATGCTAAACTTATACTATTATGTCATAAAAAATTGAACTGTTTATATTCTATTCAATCGGGTGATACATCAGATTCATTTCTCGTTCTTCGTTCGTTCGTTCGCAATGGTTATTCGCACTCGCTCTTCCGGTAGTTCCGTCGCCGTCGCCGCCCGCACTACTGCTGCTCCCGTGGCTCCCGTGGCTCCCGCTGCTCCCGTGTCTCCCGTCAGCATCGCAGCTTCCGTCGCCCGTGCACCTCGTCGCGCCGCACGTTTCGCCACCCCCTCTTATACCGACGCAAGCATTCGCAGCTATAAAATATATACACCCAAGCGCCGTCCTGTTAGGGGTGTTGTCGCCGAGGAAACAGAACCGGAACTCGGTTCCGAAAATGACGCCGTCGAGGCGACCGAGGCCCTGGCCTCGATGAACTACGCGTCCGAGGCGTCCGAGGTGTCCGAGGCACCCATTCCCGCCGCCGCCGCCGCCGCCGCGTCATCTCACCACCCCCGGTCATGTCTTAACCCGATGCGTCCCGTGACGCGGTATATCTACAAATTGAGCGTCTACAATTTGTCCCAGACCTCCCATTATAATACCAGTTACGTCATGTATAACCGCGAAACACGGACGTACCACGTCTACAGTGTCATCTCGACGACGGGTGCGGGCGGTGCGGCGGCAGCGGCGGCAGCGGCGGCGGCGACAGGAGAATCATCATCATTGCCCGAGCCAACCAACACGATTCAGACCCGCTACACTACGTATATGAGTGCTGAATCGTACATTATGAATGTTGTCATTCCTTGCGACCAGCGCGAATACTGTGTTTTGGCCGATTTCGTCGGTGTCATCATGGACGACAACGAGTTCAAGCAGTGCGCATTCGGCGATGATTCGTGTTATTACGACATTGACGAACTCTGGAATAGCCACGACTCAAAAGAAACACTCACCGGACACAAGATGTTTGTTCTCACACCCACCCGCGTATATTACTGGGACGCTGGTGCGGGAAATGTACCGACGGCTGCGATGTATACGGGTGATGTTATCAATAGCGCGTTGAATATCATTGCGTCTGTTCATCAGTAAGGCTTCGCTCACCGGCTTCGCTCAGTCGCTTCGCTATTTCATCATGATAATCGCGTATTTGTGGTAAATTCGCTGATGACGCTAGTGCCGGTTTCATGACAATAAAATCGTCCAATGTTTTTTTACGAATGCACATTTTATTCGCAAATGAAATCAATGCTTTGTCTTCGATGTATCTCGGTGGTGCGGCGGGTTCTGGTTCTGGTTCTGGTTCTGTGGCGTGCACCGGCGCTGGCAATGGCACTTCTTGGATTCGTTTATCTAATTCTTGTCGTGCATTGCTTACCGCGCTGGCGTCTTCTAATTCGACACCTCCTTCGGAAGCGTATTTTTCCTTCTGTATCATCTCCGTTACATCTTTCCACTTCAAATACCGAATACAGCATTTCATATACGCGTGATACGATTCATTTACGTCATTGTCATCGCACTCACCGTCGAACAAATCTCTCGTCATATCGATTATCCGTTCTTTATAATACGTCTGTTCTCTACGAAATATATCGGCAAGTGTCTGAGCATGGGTCTTCACTTTCAAATATTTGTCATAATGATTCCGGTTTGACATCACCGATAACGTGAATTCGTCGAATTCATTCCAAGGGGCAGTGGGTCTCGTCGTCGATGTGTCCATTGTATTACACAAATCCGTGATAAATTAGTGTAATAATATTATTTATACCGACGGAGTCCATCGGTATTTATTGACGGCGCATCGTCAGGTGTTCGCGTGCATTCGATGACCCCGTCGCGCGTGGTATAAATGTCGCGAAATCAGACGGTTTGGCCGTTGTGTTACCCTCACGCCCCCCCGAAAACCCTTCCTCAATATGCGATACATGCCTCTGTTGCTCCTTTTCTTTGCGTTTCTTATCCAGTTGTTCCTGAGGGATATAATTCGTGACGGGTTCGATAGTGGGCCCACCTTCTCCCGTACAGAATCCATCATGTGTACAATTCAGGGTGCGAAGCTGATACCTCGTTGAATTCTCAAATGTCAATCTTCCTAAATCGTTCGGGTTCGGGTTCATCGGTGCGAAATTCGTGGTGCCGTTATCGAATAAATACGGATTCGGTTGTGTGACATTATCACGCGAATCAATCGTCACTTTATACAGGTCGCTTCTTGAATCAGGGACATATTCTGCGCGGTCATTTCGCTGATGGGCGAAGAATTGGTTTCGCAATGATGACTCTAAATTGACCTGCTCCGCCCATCCTCGCCACGGTGCTTTCCCGTTACCCGGATTAAATACGGTTTCAGTAGAGAAATTCTGGTATGCGGCGATAGGGACGGTGGGTGTCGGGCGTGACTCGAGTATCGGCATCGTCGCGTATTTCGATGAAATCGGGCGAACATCGTAGGCGGGTCGGAGTGCGGTTGAAGGGATAACACGCTCATATATCCGTGTATTGATTTCAGTTAAACGGTCGTGGTGATTTGAATATGCGCCGTTGACTACGCCATGAAGTTCCATTGTGTAACTACTTTATAATATGAAAATATAATTTACAAGAGGTGTAAAATACAAGAGGTGTAAAATACAAGAGGTGTAAAATCGAATATAAACATACGTTTGTGTTATTATATATCGCGTTGACACTCTGCCGACATGTGCGGTATCTTTTATTTCGAAACCGTCAGCCGCATCGCCATCGCCCAACTAAAAACACTCCAAGAAACATGGATTGTTTCATCCCACCGCGGACCCGATAAATCGGTGTTTTTTCGCGATGATACTCGCGCCTGGGGGTTTCATCGTCTATCTATCAATGGAATGGAGCCTGCGGCAGACCAGCCGTTTTATCTAAAGCGCTGCCAGTTGATTTGTAACGGCGAAATCTACAACTTTCGTAGTTTGATTGAGGAGTTCGGATTGGAGGGTGAGTATCGGAGCGGTTCGGATTGCGAGATTATCATCCACTTGTATCGCAAAATCGGAATCCACGAGACGCTGCGTCGCCTGGACGGTGTGTTTGGTTTTGTATTACATGATTACGATAATGACCTGACATATGTTGCGCGCGACCCGGTGGGTGTTCGCTCGCTCTATATTGGGGTTTGCCGCCACGATGGCGCATTCGGCGGCGAGTATTCGGACTCGCTGTGTGTTTCACTGAACCCAGACCATTACGGGATTTGTATTGCGAGTGAGATGAAATCGATACATGTATTATGCGATACCATCGCACAGTTTCCCGCAGGGTGTTATATGGAGTATTCCGGTGCGGATAGTGAGGATGGCAGTGCGGTATTCAAGTCGTATTATGAAAATGCGATTATTTATTATGATTCGGACAAGGTGGTGTTGAAACGCACCAACGATGAAAGTATGTTGGAGTGTCAGGTGAAGAATCTTCGTGTGCGTTATTCGTATCCGGTGATGCCCGACGAGGGCGGGGTCGCAGAGGCCGCAGAGGCCGCAGACGCAGACGAGGCGGTGGCTGATGTCTGCCGCAATATCCGCGAGTTATTCACTGCTGCTGTCAAGAAACGCCTCATGAGCGAGCGACCTGTTGGATGTTTACTGTCGGGCGGATTGGATAGTTCGCTGGTTACGGCGATTGTTACGCGAGAATTGAAGAAGACCGCACCGGATACTGTGCTGAATACATATAGTATCGGGCTTACCGGGTCGGTGGATTTGATTTGGGCACGTCGGGTCGCCGAATATCTCGGGACGTGTCATCACGAGGTCGCACTTACCGAGCGCGATTTCCTGGACGCGATTCACGAAACTATCTATCAGACTGAGAGTTATTGTACTACGACCATCCGTGCTTCGGTAGGGAATTATCTTATCAGTAAATATATCCAACAACAGACCGACGATGTCGTTATCTACTGCGGGGATATGTCCGATGAGATTTTCGGGTCATACCGCGGGTTCTTGAAGGCACCGTCCGATGCGGATTTTAAGGCGGAAAATGAACGCATGATTCGCGATGTCCGGTTTTTTGACCTCCTTCGGTCGGATAAGAGCATCAGTGGTGCTGGTTTGGAGGCACGGGTGCCGTTTGCGGATAAGGCGTTTTTGGCATACGTGATGTCGATTCCGCCGCGGTTCAAGCGGTTTTATGACGGCGGGGCGGGTCCGGGCACCACGGGTCCGCGTATGGAAAAATACATCCTTCGTAAGGCGTTTGAGAGTGAAGGCTTGCTGCCTGATGATGTCTTGTGGCGCAGAAAGGAGGCATTTAGCGACGGAGTGAGTAGCCAGGATGGACGCACATGGATCCAAATGGTGAAAGAACACGCCGACCGTATTATCCCCGATTCGGATTTTAATAACCCCCGACACTTATTGTATTCGCTTTATAACCCCCCTTACGACAAGGAGAGTTTCTATTATCGTCGTATATTCGAGTCTGCCTACGATGGACGCGGTGAAACCATCCCGTATTACTGGCGCCATCCCTTTTGCGATGGAGTGCTTGACCCGAGCGCGAGGCTGCTTGATTTTTATATTACGGATCTGTTGACAGATCTGGCTGAGACAGCAGCCACGGATCGGGTATCGTCGACCAGTCTCGACGGATAAGCCTTGCTTCATTGAATAATAATACCAATATATAGTATATTATTTTGCGTTGATTTCAATGGACCAAATAAAGACACGCGCGGAAAATATCGTGTTGACGATTATAACCGGAATACGCGACCTGGTCGCTCCATTTTTCCAGAAATACGCGAATTATTACAAATATATCGACGTGGTTTTTTACGCAACATATGCGATTATATTGCTCGGGTTTTATAACACAATACCCGAGTACATTCCGGTGCTTCGAAATACGATATTATATATCGCGGTGTTCATATTATTGATTCGTTTCAATAAGGTGTCATGGACGAATCCGAAGTTCGCGGTGCTAGGGGGGAGTAAGTTTAGCGAGTTTGATAGACGACTTATCATATCCACGTGTATATTCATCTTGTTTTCACATATTGTGTCTGACGCAGTGGCGAATTATACGAAGGAGCAAATCAATAAAAATCTAACACGCCCGATAAGCACGAGTGTGGTTCATCCGATATATAATTATATTGATACATCGGGTGCGGTGGATAAGATTCCCGCAGTGAAGACGTTTTTACGCGACCAGCAGCAGGCAACGCCGGCAACGCCGGCAACGCCAGTGCAGTAGAATCAAATCCAACAAAAAATTGAAATGTTTTTGTTGGGTATATAGTATCGCGTGTGAATAGATATACAATGGAACAAATACAAGATCTAGGACAAGGAATACCGAGACCCGCCGCCGCGCCGGTGGCAGTGAGAGTCGATACCGACATTCAAAATCAATTGGACATCGTGATGGCGATTATCGATGAAAACCAGGACAAAATAACAGACGGTGAGTATTTACGCGCGATGAACGCACTGGGTTCATTACACAAACACAAGCGGACCGCATTTGGCACGCAGCGGGCGGGCGGCGGCGGCGGCGGCGGTGGAGTAGAGGGTTGGCTCACTCTGGACGATATTATCAACGACGACCAATTATACAACGAAGTGATGGAACTGGCGAATGACATCGTCGTTGAAATATGCGGCGAGAATTCAAGCATCTACGATGCCGATGACCACAATATGGTATCTCGCGGCGAGGAAGACGATGTATTTGACCTCGTTCTCAACTACAATCCGCAAGAAGGAAATGCCGGATATGACGCATCACCGAATATGCTTCATTGTGCGATCCGGATGATTACATTGCGTATATTCAAGGACACATATAATGAACTCGAGACGGTTCGTCCTGTGAGTTGCCAGTGCGGATGGCGTGGAGCACAGGGCAATTGGGACCGACATGTCCGGAATGCGCGTCATCAGCGTTGGGTTGCCGCTCGTGAAGAAAACCGCCGGGCGGCTGTAAGAGCTGCGGCTGCGTCATTGGCGGCTGCGGCTGCGGCGGACGCATTAGCATTGGAAAATGACGAAGACTATCAGGTGAGTCGAATGTATCGGGCATTTATGGACGCAACGAACACGACGGACACGACGGTGGCCGCATCGGGCACGGATTCGGATGATGTCGTCTATATCGACGAGGAACACTGGACGCCCGAATCACATAGGAGAAGGGAAGAACTTATCGCGGACGCGGTGGCCGCCGGAAAAAGGATTGTCTACATACATCACACCACCACCAGCCAATGGCGTCGTATACAGTAAAATACACTCGATTATTTGTTCTTGATTGTCTTGTTTCGCATATTCTTCACCGCGGATGCTTTATCTACATAAAATATATTGCTGCTGCTGCTGCTGCTGCTGCGTTGCCGTGTACTGTTTTTTTTCATGGTTCGACTTCCTCGTTTGCGTACAGACGCATGCGCAGACGCATGCGGATGCGGATGCGGAGGCCCATCCTTGAAAAACTGCTGAAGGTGGTGTAATATATACTTGCTAATCATTTCATCGATTTCGCGCGGATTCATTTTGTTATGATGTTTTCGTGCATCATATTGCACCTGTTTGTCGCGTTTTACAAGTAAATTCTGTAATTCGATAGTTACCACCTGCTTCTTTACTTGCGGCGTCATCGTCGGACTGATTGACCCAGTTACTGGTTTCATCGGTTCAAATACGTTTTTGTATAATTTGCTGCGCAGAAAACGGAGGACGTAATGCTCGACCGGAATATACGAATGATACCCCTGTAATTTAATATAATACACCTTTTCATCCACCATTCGCTCGTGTAATACATCATCTAGAAAACAGATTTCAATATCAGGTGGAAGACGCGAACATCGCAGAAATTCGCTGACCGTTTTCTCGCCGGTGGTTCGTTCCGGGTATCGCGACGACGACGACGACGGGTCGCCGCTTCGCGGTTTAAACCCGCCGATAATATGGTCGAATAATGGCGGGATAATCGCCAAATCCGTCGACGACGACGCAGCCGCTGACGCTAACGTCCTTTCACGCAGTTTCATTTCAAGATAATCACGGATATGCTGAACCCATTTATCAGGCCCCTGATTATTTGTATATATCATCACTTTACTACATACACCATTATCCTTCTTTTTACGAATATAATCCAGTATTCGTATAATATTCGGGCGGAATATCTCGGGGAATATTTCAACTAAATCATTGAAGTGTTTATACGAAATATCCGCTTTATAATATTCATCAAGGACAGCACAGAATAGACCGAATTGGACGAAATGCCCGAATGTTTCATCAACATCAAACACAACCACTTTGGGTTTACGCTGTGTAGACGTCATTATATATATTCATATATATGAATATTCGAATATTCGTATGTCGCACGGGTCGGTCGCGTCGTGCATCAAACGTCTTCGACATACTCTACCGCACGCAATATTAGGAGTTCCTCGCGACTTAATCGCTGAAATACAACATTTAGTTCAAATTTGATTTGAAACACGAAGCGTTTGACATTACGTATCGTGATTTGATGTAGCCCGTCATCTGGTCTCACCTTGACAGAAAACAATGTTCCGCCTAGGGTGAGATACGGCTTGGTTTCGAGGGACCGTAACGGTATCCACCGCAATAATTGGGTATGTTTCAACTCACGCGGGTCTTCGATGACGCGGTACAATTGTAATCTCCTATCAAAATCCTCCATTTTATCGGTTGGTAAATTCAATGTCGAGAGAATCTCTCGGCGACGATGGGCTATCTTCTTCAATGTAAGATTGGCGATTGTACTGTTTTCACTCTTATTCATCGCGTTTAATATCGCGTTCACATCCAGGGGGAATGTTGGCTCATCTAGTACCGATTGGAGTAAATCATCGTCGGAATTGACCGCATAATCCGTATCTTGGATACTTGGGTGCGTCGAAGGATAGTCGTCTTCTATACC